CTACAAGAACGGTAGCTGGTATAAAAAGTCCTACATTAGTAGCTGTAGGTAAAGGCGGAAAGATATTGTCCAGGGATGCAGACTTAATAATATCTGATGACATTGAAGATCATGGTAGTACAGTACAACCAAGTGCTAGAGAAAATACTAAAAATTGGTGGACCACAACATTACAGTCAAGAAAAGAAGAACACACAGGAATGGTCGTAATTGGCTCAAGACAGCATCCAGATGACTTGTATAACGCATTGTTAAACAATGACGCCTGGGAAACAATAGTAGAGCGTGCGCACGATTTAGAAATACCTTTAGACCAGGAGTCAGATGACCAGGATGAACACATGTTATGGAAAGGTAAACGTACTCATAAATGGTTAATGGAACAATTAGCATCAGCAGAAACTACAGGTGGTAGAGCTATATTTGAAATGGTGTATTTAAATAAAGCTGTGCCAGCAGGTATGGAATTGTTTAGTGCAGAAATGATTGATGGATGTTTAGATAGGTCCAGGAACTTAGGAGACGTACCACCACATACTGCATTGATTGCAGGATTAGATCCAGCATCTACAGGTTATCAAGCTGCTGTATTATGGGCATATAATCAAAAAACTGGACAACTATGGTTAGTAGATTTACGTAATGACTTAGGCGGTGGTATATCTAAAGCACATAAAGTTATGAAAGATTGGCATGAACAATATTTTTTATCACATTGGATTGTAGAAGAAAACGGATTCCAAAAAGCTATAGGACAAGATAAAGAAATAAAAAATTGGGCAGGAGCAAATGGTGTAAGGATAGAGGGACATCAAACATACAAAAACAAATGGGATCCTGTATTCGGTGTTACTGCTATGGTTCCTATGTATGAACAGCAAAAAATAAACTTACCATGGGCAAGTCCTCAAACACAACGTAAAGTAAACACACTAAGACAACAGTTAATTTATTTTAGTAGTGCTAGTAGTAGCAATTCTAAATCTGTTAGTAGTAAAACAGACTTAGTTATGGCAAGTTGGTTTCCTATGAAAAGGGTACGCCAGACCGTTAAATTGGTGCTATCAGAAGTAGACAATGACTATAATCCATCATATAGCAATTATAAAATGACAACTTATGACGAAAGAATGTGGGATAGATAAATGCCGTTAACATCAGATCAGTTAGCACACAGGGTGGACGATTTACGTGGACTACACGAACATACTGGTCATTGGGAATACAGAAGTAGAATTAGAAAAATAATTAATGGTGGCTCACAAGGTGTAGCTGCATTACTTGGTTCTAACTCAGAAAACTATAACGAAGATTTACCAATACCTAATATGATTGAATCAGGATTAGAACACCTGGCACAAAAACTAGGTAGAGTTCCAGATTTAAAAGTTGATCCATACAATAACAAAGATAGCGAAAGAGCTAAAAAGAAATCTGAAAAGCTAGAACGTATTGTACATTCTTATGATAAGAAAAGTAAAATTGACATGCAGTTACCACAAGCAGCTAGATGGTTGCCTGGTTATGGATTCTGTGTATGGATTATAAGAAACAAGAAAGATCAATTTGGAAATTTTTATCCACATGCAGAATTAAGAGATCCTTATGATTGCTTTCCTGGTTATTACGGACCAGATCAACAACCAAAAGAATTAGCTCTTGTTAGAGTTGTGCCTGCTGGTGTAATTAAAAAATTATATCCTAATGCAAAACTAGAGTACGATATGGGTACTACACCGTATGCAGGTACTTGGCAAGGTGGATTATACAAAGATGCTCATTCAAGAAACTGGGAGAACAATACTTCTGATGGCGAAGAGTTAATAGAGTATTATAACGAAGAGGGTACGTATATATATTTACCAGCTACTAAACAAATATTAGATTTTACACCTAATCCATTACAAACAGGACCAAGATTTGTAATTGCTAAAAGATTTAGTTTTGACAGATTACAAGGACAATACGATCATGTATTAGGACTTATGTCAGCTATGGCAAAAATAAATGTTTTATCAATTATAGCTATGGAAGATGCAGTATTTACAGAAACAAATATTGTTGGAGAGATAGAATCTGGCAACTACAAGAGAGGTAGATTTGCTATAAACTATTTATCTCCAGGTAGCCAAGTTGCAAAACCAACTAATAACTTGCCGTATCAAATGTTTCAACAAATAGATAGGTTAGAAAGACAATTAAGATTAGGTGCAAGTTATCCAGTTACAGATGATGCACAATCTCCTAACTCATTTGTTACTGGTAGAGGTTTGCAAGAGTTAATGTCATCCGTTGATTTAAACGTAAGAGAATATCAACTATCACTAAAAACAGCAATGGAAGAAATAGATTCTAAACGTTTAGAAATGGATGAAGTTTTAAATAAAAATAAAAAGAAACCGTTAAGTGGTTATGCAAATGGAGCTGCTTTTTCAGAACAGTATGAACCAAGCACAGATATAGGTGGTCAATATGCAACACGTAGAGTATATGGTGTTATGGCAGGATTTGATGAACCAACTAAGATTGTTTCTGGTTTACAATTATTACAAGCAGGAATTATAGATAAAGAAACTTTACAAGAAAATATGGATGGATTAGAAAATCTACAGAAAATAAATAATAGGATTACTAAAGATGAAGCAGAACAAGTATTGTTTGAAACATTAAAAGTTCAGGCGACACAAGGCGATCCTAAAGCTACAATGGCATTAGTACAAATAAGAAAGAATCCATCAGAGATGTCAAGTATATTAGATAAATTTTACACGCCAGAAGAACAAGTATCTCCTGATGAACAAGCATTGCTTGATGAATTAGGTCAAGCACAAATACCAGGACAACCACCATTACCACAAGGACCTACACCAGATATTAGATCTTTATTATTACAAGGTGGTGGCAATCCATTACAAGGTGGAGGAGGTCCTCTTGGATAGCGAATATGTTGACGTAGAATTTGATAGCATTGTTAAAAGTACATTAAGTGATGTATGGATGAATAATTTAAATGCGTTTGGACAAGAACCAGACGTAATACCTTTACCAGGTTTTTTATTATTTTTTAAACCATTTATAGATGAAGAGGGAGACGATAATGGCGAATGGATCTTCTAGGAATAAAGGTAGAAGAGGTGGTGCAGTAAGTGGACCAGGAGCTTTATCAAAAAGAACTGATCTAAACGTTACTGCTACAGATGCAAGAGATATGTTAAGTGAAGCACCTTTTGGTGAAGAACAAGCATTAGTAAATCAAGTACAACAAGGAAATATTGCAGCAGAAGCTGCTAATACAAGTGGAATGTTATCAGCAGATAATGCACCTGTTGCTATAAGTCCAGTAGAAGATTTTGATTTAACAGCAGCTACAGACTATCCAGATATGCCAGTTACTGAAACTGGTATACCTAAACAATCATATTTAGAAGATGATTCTATGATGCTTATAAGAGCTATGGCAGATATATTTCCAACTGATGAATTATTGTCATTGTTGTTTAGCCAAGGTTCTGCGTATAAACAAAGTCCTGATGATATTATACCAACATAATGGGTGTATTTTATTTTGACAATCCTGCTCAAGAGCGAGATTTATACGAAGAAATTTATAATAGACAGAATCAATATAAACAAACAAGAGATCGTGTAACTTTAAATGATGCTACACGTGCTACACAAATATCAAGGTTATATCCAAATTTTTCTCCTGATGTAGTATCAGCTTTAACATTACTGCAAGTAAAACCAGAATCAGAAGTATTGGGAGAAGTATCAGCACGTATTGCTGAACATAACCAAAGAGGAATATTATCTAAAGTAGGTAATGGTTTTAAAGCAGGAATTAGATTAGGTTTACTTGGATTAGAAGATGCGTATAGAAGTTGGATAGATAGACCTATAAACTCTTTTATAGCTTCTACATTTGGAGATCAAGCAGAAAATTTAACATTCCAAGATGCATACGCATTGTCAGGTAAATCAACAGTTAGGCAAGCAATTAATAATTTAAGACAAGGTAAACGTGTTAATTTAGGTGAGGGATTTTTACCTGATAGTGATGAGTTTGATGCACAAAATCCTAACTCTAAATTTTATGAAGAATATCAATACATGGTGCAAAAAGGTATGGCACCTGATAGAGCAGCACAACAAATAAATGATTATCTTGGAGATCCTATAACTGATATAGACCAAAGATCGCAAGAAGAATCAGGACAATTTACTATAACAACTAGAGGATCAGATGGTAGAAATGTAGCTATGCCTATATCACTTGGTCGTGCTACTGCAAACTTAGTCCTAGAACCAGGAAGTAGAAGTTTTAATGCAGTATCAGGACTAATAGATATGGGTAAGATAATGTTTTTAGATCCTGCAAACTATTTTGGATTAGCTGCTAAACATTTAACTAAATCAAAAAGATTATTATCACCGTCAGATGAATTAATTGCATCATTAAAAAAGAAAGGTATACAAGGTAAAAAAGGTTCTGGTGAATTTACACAAGCACAAAAGAAAACTTTAGGTATATACGAAACAGGTAAATTTAATTTTATTAATAAAAAACAAGTTAATGATTTTTTAGACAATGATGATGCTGGAGAAGAGTTTATAAACTTTTTAGCAACTAACGACAATACACATAGATTTATGACATTATCTGGTATTAGTGATACAGAAATATTAGATGATTTTAGAAAAATACAAATATCAAAAAGACCATTAGAAAACAAAAAGAAAGCTATACGTAAACTTTTAAACGATAAATATTTAGGAAATCCTTTTAGAGGACCAGATAGTTTTGGAATGGAAAGACCAACAGTTGGTGCTATAGGGAGAGCAGCAGGTGGATTAGCAGAAACATTACTTGGTAGAGGATTAGATCCTGGATTACAGGGTGCAGGAAGATTGTTTGGAGCAAGAAAAATTATTAAAGCTAGCATGATGGAAAATTCAAGAGTAGGTAGAATTATTGCTTCTTACGCATCTGACTTACCTTATAGATTTTTAGATGTAGATCAAATGGATCAAACACTAGCTCAAGCAAAATTATGGATGGACCAGACAACTATGACAACAAAAGACAAATCAGAAATATTAGATCAAATAATACGAATAGATGATGGGGATGAAGCAGCTTTGTTTGACATAACTAAAGATATGTTAGCTAGGTCTGTAGAAGATTTAGTAGATAGTGCTGGTGTTAATCGTAGAGACGCAGAATCTATAACAAGAATATTTGATGAAGAGTTGCCAGAGTATAGAAAATTTTGGATTAATGCAGTAACTGGAGAAGAAGTAGCAACTGGTACAAACTTTGTGCCAACAATTATAGATGGCAAACCAACAATGACTCCAGGACCACAATTAATGACAGAGTTTATAAACAGAAGCATACCGTTACCTGATGCAGGTGGTTTGGCAAAAGCATTTAATAGTATGGGTTTATTACGTGCTATGGTTCCAGATTTATTTAAAGGACCAGACGAAGCATTAGATACAGGTAAATTATATAAATTACTTGGCGATAAAAAATCAGTTCAAGGAGTAAGTACAAAAGTTGCTGATTACTATATGTCAAATATTTGGAAACCATTAGTTTTGTTAAGAGGTGCATGGACAGTACGTGTTGTTGGTGAAGAACAATTAAGAATGTATGCCAGGGGTTTTGACAATGTATTTAGCCGTCCTTTAACCTGGGTATCTCAATTTATTACTAATAGTGATGATGCAGCAAAAGTTAAAAGATGGAACTCTAAAGGTGTAACCTACAATGATTTATTTGGCGATCCGTTTGATGATTCTATAGAAGCACAACAAGCTGCATCAAGAATTGCAGGAAATAATAATAATGATTATATATTTGGAGGAGAACGTAAAGGACAAAAAAAACCTGGACCTTTTAAATTTAAAGTAATAAACAAAGCAGATATTGTAAGAAAGGCATCTAGTGGAGTTAGAACAGGAGAATACAACGAGTATTTAAGAAACTATTTGTCTGAAATATCTAAATTGCATCATGATGATTTATTTAAATTTTTATACAGAAGTGATTCAGGTGAACTATTAACTAAACCACAACAACAACAAAGATTGCAAGAATGGATGGAGGGTAGTTCTGATGCAGCTAAAGAAATAATTAAATCTTACAACAGAGGTGGTCCATCTTTTAGGAGAGCAGCAGGTTCTGTTGGTGGTAGATACACATTTGCTAAAGCATTAGAAGCAAGAGCTGTAGGTGCTGCTGGCGGAGATTTTAATGAAAACAGAGCATTGTTAGAAAAGTTAATAGATATAAATAATTTAGATGAAATAGATTTAGTACGTGATAATCCATTTACTATAAGTTCTAAATTAAAAGCTAACGATACTTTAATTAATATGATTAAAAGTGGAACTGTTGACGGTATTGAATTAGATGAAGTATTTAAAGAGTTAATATCTAAAGGTAGTAAATTATTTAAAAAACAATCAGGTGTTAAAGCAGAAAACTTTAAATCATTAGTTAAAACTTTAGATGACGTATTTGAAGATTTACCACAATACATATCTGCACCATTTGATTCTTATATGGATGCAAATAATTTATGGGACAAAATGACAGCTAAAGGTTTTGATTTCTTTATGGCATCTAAAACAGATACACTATCAAGATCTCCAGTATTTAGACAATTGTATTGGAGACAAGTTTATGATATGTTACCTTTTATGAGTCCTGGTATGAGACAAAGATTACTTTATGGTGGAACCGTTTACACAGAGGGTAGATTTGTAAATATAAAAGGAGCAAACAGAGCTAACATTCCAGATCAAAATTTATGGGCAAGGTTAAGATTTACACCTCAACAATTACGTAAAAAAGATACAACTATTAATTTAGATATGTTTAAAAAAGAAATTAAAAAATTAGATGAAATAGATGCAGCAGCAGGTAATGTATCTGTAGATTTTCAAAAAGACATTAATAAATTACAAAGAGAATTTACAAAGATAAAAAGAGAATACCTAAATGAACTAGAAGAGTTCCAAGGTAATAAATATTGGTTAGGTAAAGGTCAGAAATATTCTTTAGGTATGTTTGCTGATTATAATATAAATGCAGATTTGACAATTAAACAAGGAAAGAAATCAAGAAAAATATCTCCTCAAAGAAAAATAGCGTTTGATAAAAAAATAGATGAGTTACGTGAAAAAGAATTAAAAATAATTGGTAGTGAACGTGAACACAAATTAAGTAGCATGGAAGCTCGTTATCCAGCAGACAATTTTGAAAGAGATTTAATTGGTTATGTTAGAACAAAAGCAGGTTTAGGTACCTATAATCCTCGTAAGATAAAACCAAAGATGCCTACTACTATCAATCGTCTTAGAGGTTCTATTAACAGAATAAATAAAAATATAAAAGAAATGCAAGATAAAGTAGATAAATATGTTGCACAAGAACAACCAAAAATTGCAAAAAATGAATACGTAGATGAGTCTGAAGTATTAAAAGATATATATTTAAGAAGTCCAGATCAAGATAAATTTGGTGATATGGAGATTTCAGTATTATTTGATGACTTAGATAATATAAAAATTACTGAAGCAGAATGGAATAAATTGTATTCAGAAACTCTTGCAGAGTTAAGACAAAATGTTAAAGATGGTTACTTTGATGCAATACCTGAATTAGAAGCATTTTTAGAAACTACAAAAGCACAAAAGAAAAGCGCTTGGAAAAAATTAAAAAAAGAATTTGATGAAAAAGGAGATGAAATTGCTTCTAAAATAGGAGAAGAAAATGTAAAATTTTATAACGACCAAGTAGAACAAGGTCAAAAGTTTATAGATGCAGCGAATGAAGTTTTACAAGATCACACAGCAGCTTTAAATAAAAAGAAATCACAAGTAGATAATATTAGAGGTCAAATTAATGAGAGATTAGACAAATTAGAATTAAACATAGAAAAGAAATTTGAAAGAAAAAAAGATAAATATTACGCAGAAAGAAATAAATTATACAAAGCATCAGGTTTTACAAATGACGCAACATCTTTTGACCAGATAGATACAGTAGCTAAAGCAGTTGCACTACAAGGTGTAGAAGATTTATTGTATGATTTATCTAAGAATAATAAATTCTTTTACAACATGCGTGCTATATTTCCATTCGGACAAGCATACAAAGAAATTATTACTACTTGGGCAAAACTAATAGGAGAAAATCCAGAAGTAATTAGAAAAGGACAAAACGTAGTTAATGCAGCAAGAAGAGAAAATCCATTTAGTCCTGTAGAGGGTGAGGGATTTTTAGCAGAAGATGATGTTACTGGTGAAGAAGTATTTTATTATCCATTTAGTGGTGAGTTAGTTAGCAATCTAGCATTAGGGGAAGATAG